GGCTGGCCTACAGCATATCTCAATTGCCCGTCTACATAGTGGAAATCTCTATCCACTAGTAGGCTCTTTCAGACAGTACTCAGTTCTTTACCAAGGAGTCTTTCCAAGACCCTTGCTTGAAGTTCTACTGGCATCCTATCTGTTGCGGCCCTAAGGTCGAAGCAGTTTAGTGCACCTGTTTTGGTGTATTTCCTCACTCTTTTCGCGAGATTAGAATGGGAAAATGTACCATCACATGGAAACCTCTTCAAGACCATCATAAGATAGTCGTGAATTGGTTTCAGTACTGTCTGAGTCCAGATGTCTGGTATGCAGATTACGCGGGTCTTCCCGCCCCCTTCTTGAAGGAAGTGGAGTCGACCTGTCATGTCTGTGTAGCAGACGTCTGGATCTCGCAAGAGAAGAGAGTCGGTGATAAGCTTTTCTCATTGAGCGTATGCTTCTTTGGTGAAAACCATTGAAGCCATTGTTCTCTGAGTTTCGATTATTCCTGTGCTCTCGCAAGCAATAGCGTCCTTTATACTTGTTATACCAATCGCATTCGACCCTTGGGCTGAAGCTTTTGGTGTGACAAATAAAGGATTCTGGGACGAGTTTAGCTGAAAAGATGGAATCTTCCTTTTATCCAAGAAGTCTTGGAAAGAAGATGGGATTTCATCCAGCAACTCATCGTATCGAGAGGTCTGAGATTTTGGGTTCACTCGAGTTATGGTGGAAACATCATAACTGACAGGAGATTTTAATATTTTGTAGAAATTACAAATTGTCATCATCCCTTGTCTGAACTTAAAATCTTTCATAAGATCCTTTCAAGGTCTCTTCATATCCTTAATCAGGAATGAGGGGATACCTTGTCTGGTCTTTGTCCAGAACTGGTTCTGGTCAAAGGTTGCACTCTGATCCATACAGCTTTGCTGCATAAACCGGAGTATCTCCTTATGGAAAATAATTGTCTGGTCCACACCATGGTTATTAATCATGGATTCAATGTGAGTTAGATAATTATCACAGATCTTTCGAAGAGTTTGATCTTTATAGATAGAACGAAAGTTTTGTCTGTAAAATTTAAATTCTCTTTTTCTGTTCATTACTAGTAATGATCTCGAAAAAGTTCGCTTTCCCATAACATGAAGTTACGGTGCTGAGAACCCCACCAGGGGATCAAGTCCGGTGGATACATGTTTACGGTACAT